GTGGCTGATAGTAAGAAGAAAGACGGAACTGAGTTGAGTATCCGCGAGCGGATCCAAGAGAGGCGGGCCGAGGAGGATGCGGTTGTCGATGGCGGCAATGGCATCCAGGATGCCAGCGTGGAAATCACCTCGGAATTTATCCAGCAGTGCGCCCGGTCCAGGCAGCTCGGGGACGGGCTACTGTTTGCGGCCCTTCACCGCGGGCGATTCGTCTTCAACAAGCAGACCAGGGAATGGCTTTACTTCAACGGGGCGCACTGGGAGTTGGACGAGCTGAACACGGTCAAGGCCGCGGTCGAGGACGTGATCGACGTCTACGACAGAGAGCGGGAGCGCCTTTGGCATGCCTGGTTCAACGAGAGCAAGGATGGCGACAAGGACGAGGCCCGGCGACTCAAGAAGCTGGTGGACCTAGTGACCAAGAAGGTCAACTCCCTGCGCGATGACAACGGCCGTAACAAGTGCCTGGAGTTCGCCCACACCATGCGCGAGCAGCCCCTGCACATTCTCGGCGACGAGCTTGACGCGGATCCGTGGCTGCTCGGGTGCGCCAACGGAGTGTTGGACCTTCGCACTGGATTGCTTCGAGAGGGGAGGGCGGAGGATTACATCCTCAAAGCGAGCCCCACCATGTGGGAGGGTATAGACGCTCCGCGTGAGGCCTGGGAAAAGTCTGTTCTGGAAATCATGAACGGTAACGAGGAGATGGCGGCGTATCTCCGGCGATTGTTCGGGTACGCCTGTTTCGGTGTTGCTCCTGAACATGTCTTCGCCGTCCTCCATGGCCAGGGCCGCAACGGCAAGTCATACATAGTCGAGACGATCCAGGACGTGCTGGGCGAGGTGGCCGGGCCGATCCCGGCCGAGATGCTGCTGGACCAGGGCGTGTCCCGAAATTCCGCCGGGCCGACGCCTGACATTATGGCCCTGCGTGGCCGCCGGTTGGCCTTTGCCTCGGAAACGGATGAGGGACGCAAGTTCAGCGCCAGCCGGGTGAAGTGGTTCTCAGGCGGCGACTCCCTGACCGGCCGCTACGGCTACGGCAACATGCGCATGATCGCGTTCAAGCCTTCCCACCAGTTGTTCCTGCTGACCAACCACAAGCCGCATGCCTCGGCGGACGACTTCGCTTTCTGGGAGCGCATGCACCTGATCCCGTTCGAGCTCAGTTTCGTCAAGCGCCCGCCTCGGGCCGAAAACGAACGACCTGTTGATCTAGAGCTCGGCGAGAAGGTCAAGGCCGAACGGTCCGGCATCCTTGCCTGGTTGGTCCAGGGGTGTCTGGAGTGGCAGGAGCAGGGGCTCAACCCTCCGGCAAAGGTCTTGGAGGCCACGGCTGAATACCGTCGTGACGAAGATCTGCTGGCGGACTTCATCGACAGGTGCTGCTTTGTGCCAGACCCTCCGGACTCTGACGTATGGGTTGGGGCCAGCGAGATCTACGATGTTTTCTGCTGGTGGTTCTCGAGGGCGGTCTCCAGGAAAAAGAGCATCCCCCAAAAGACGTTCGGTAGACTCATGAAGTCCAGGTTCGAGAGCATCAAGTCAGGGACATACCGATACATCGGTGTCGGTATTCTGGCCGATGTCCTGGAAGAGATCGAGGCTGAGAAATGGAAAGGGTGATGGACCGATGGACGATACGGACGGACGGTGTATCGCCTTGGTCCATGAATACAATGATTTGAAATCATTGAATGGATAGGTGCGTCCGGGACCATGGGACCGGAACAGGACATTTTTCAGATCAAGAAAAAACAGTGTTTACAGAATCTATTTATACCTCTTTTTTGGTCCAATAGTCCGGAAAGGAAGAAAAGATGAAGAAGATAAAAGAATTAAGAGTGTGGACTGTCTCAATGGACCGTTGGTCCACACCGTCCGATCGTCCGTGGAGGGTTTCATGAACGTCCTGGACTTGCTTCGTGAGATGGGGGTCGAGCCGAAATACGTGAGCGGCACGAATGGAGGCGAGTGGCATGCTTCCAGCCCGTGTTGTGGTGGAGGCAGCAACCAGTTCTGCGTTTGGCCTGAACAGAACGGCGGCAATGGGTCTTGGTGGTGCCGGATCTGCGACAAGGGCGGCGACAACATCGAATTCCTGCGTGAGATTCGGGGGATGGACTACCGGGTGGCGTGCGAAAAGATCGGGCGCGATCCGGGCCAGGCTCCGGCGCGTCCTGTGGTGCGTGAGCGGCGGCGCGAGACATTCCAGCCCAAGGAACACGCCGCACCTGCCGACGTATGGCGGTCCAAGTCGGGCGAGCTGGTGAACTGGGCCCATGCCAATCTTTTGAAAAACGGTGAACAGCTCGAATACCTTGCTGCGCGAGGCATCCCGCTTGAGGCCGTGAAGCGGTTCCGGATCGGATGGAATCCGGGGGAGCGGGGAAAGGACCTGTGGCGGTCCCGGAAGGCGTGGGGGTTGCCCGAGGAGATCAACCCCAGAACAGGCAAGCCCAAGCGGGTGTGGATGCCGATCGGCGTGGTGATTCCCTTTATCTGGAAGGGCGTCTTGCAGCGGGTTCGCTTCCGTCGGACGCCAGAAGCCATGCAGCAATTCGGCGGCTCCAAGTACATCCTTATGCCCGGCTCTGCCATGGGGCCCATGCTGACGCGTGAATCGGCGCAGGCCTGGATGATCGTGGAGGCCGAGCTCGACGGCGTGGCCATGGATCACGCAGCGAGCGACCTCAATGTGGGCGTGGTGGCCCTGGGGACACTGAGCGGCAAGCCTGACGCCCGGGCCTGGGCGCGGCTTCGGGATTCCCTGTGGATCGGCAACGCACTCGATTTCGAGCTGTACCCCCCCCAGACCGAGGAAGACGAACGAAATATCAGGATGCAGACGAAGGCCAAGAAGTGGTGGGAGCAGAATTTCAGCCAGGCCGAACGGTGGCCGGTTCCCGAGGGCAAGGACCCTGGCGACTACGTCAAGGACCACGGGGGCGACCTGCGGGAGTGGATCAAGGAAGGGCTTCCGCCTCGCCTGCTTATTGGACGGTCGGTTCCTGCTGCTGCTCGGGGGAGGGGGATGGTGGCGTCTCCTCAACCGAAGCAGGAGGACCCCATACAATTGCCGGATTCGGTGTCGGCATTGCGTACGTTGCTCATGACCAACCGGATCGAGTTGTACGTGTCTTTGCCTTCTGGCCGTGTCTGTGGGGGGAAAATGGATACGAACGTCTCGGCAAGGGTGGGCGACCTCTGCAGCCGCAAAGTCGTGCAGGAGTGGCTGGCTGCTATTGGCGAAGAGCTTGTCACGTACAGGAATTTCATGAAGCCGTTGGAGGCAACCAGATGAAATTGCATGCAGAAATTGAATTCAGCGACAGCGACATCGAGGCCGCCCGCAGTTCACAGTTTCTAAAGACTCCTGCCACAACAGGAATATTTAGGGGCGCGTGTTTTTCTTTGCGCACCAAGATCGGCGGCAGGATGCAACTGGTGATGGTCCGGTGCAAGGGGCAGCCATACGAGCGCGAAATCAAGGGCGGGAAAAAGGCGCTGTATGTCGATGTGTTCGGCTATGGCGTGGACAAGGCGGTGAACATAACGCGGCTGCGTGAGCAGGTGAAGGAGGATGCTCAAAATGGTTAAGGACCGCAGAACGTTCAAAACGCAAAAGGATGCGATCGACTTCCTGCTGGACGAGGGGTTCGACTCGAACAAATCGAATTTCAGCCGGCACACCCGTGAGGGGAAGGTCGGCAAATCAGCCGAGGGAGTGTTCGAGGCCGAGGCACTGCTGGCCTATGCGAGGCTCCACGTCAAGATGGTTGATTCGGGCAAGACCATGTCGCGCGAGGATATGGACCGTTCCAAGGCCAAGGCTCAGGCCGAACTGGAGCTGGTCCAGGAGAAGGCCCGCCGCGAGCGGATCAAGCGGCAGCGGGAGGAGGCGAAGCTCATTGAGCGGTCCCGGGTCGAGATCGAAATAGGCGCCAGGGCAGGGATCATGTCGTCGGAATACAAATCGGAGATCCAGAAGCGTGGGCCGGAGTTCGTCGAGCTGGCGGGCGGCGATCCCAGGAAGACGGGAGATCTGATCCGGTCGCTGACCAACCTGTTCGACGACATCGCTACACGGTATGCCAGCATGAAGAATATTGAAGTGGTGCTTGGCGATGAGAGCTAACTGCAAGATTCTCATCGACCCCAAGTGGATTCCTGGGGGCCAGGTCGGCGATACGCTGACCATCAAACCTTGCAAGGCAGAAAGGCAGCAGCTCCGCAAGCGCAGGCGGATTCCCCCGAGCGAGTGGGCGGAAAGGCACCGTGTCCTCAACGAAGAGTCCGCCTTGCCAGGCCCGTGGAAGAACGACACCGCCCCCTACGTGACAGGCATCCTCGACGCGGCCTATGCCCCGGGCGTCCAGGAGGTGGACTGGTGCGCCGCGCCGCAGGTGGGCAAGACCGAAGCGGTCAACACTCTGCTCGGCTACGCCATTGACCGGGATCCCGGCCCGGCCATGCTCGTCTACCCCGACCGGGAAACGGCCAAACACAACATCACCAAGCGGATCCGCAAGGGGCTGCTCGAACCGAGCGCTCGGCTGTCATCGTTCATGACCGGCAGCGAGGACGATTTTTCGTCGTCGCGCATCAATCTGCAGCACATGGCCATCTATACGGCCTGGGCCTTGTCGCCTTCCTCCCTTGCCAACAAGCCGGTTAAGATCCTCATTTTCGATGAGGTGGACAAGTACCCCATCGTCTCATCCAAGAAAGAAACCGACCCGATCTCTTTGGGAGAAAAGCGAAACCGTACCTACAAGTGGTCGTACAAGCGGTTCAAGATTTCTTCACCGACCATCCCCACGGGGCAGATATGGCAGGCGCTCCAGGGGGCGCAGGTCATCTTCCATTACCTGGTCAAGTGCCCGCACTGCGGCGCGTACCAGCGGATGCACTTCAAGCAGTTCAAGATGCCGGGGGACGTGCGCGATCCGGAGAAGATCGAGGCCGAGCTGCTCGGCTGGTATGAGTGCGAGAACATGGGATGCAAGTGGGATGACCATGACCGCGATCGTGCCGTGGCGATGGGTGAGTATCGTGACCTGGTCACAGGCAAGGAGATGTTCGCCTACCTGCGCGAGTATCGGCCGCGGCGCATCGGGTTCCAGACCCCGGCGTGGCTGTCCCGTTTTGTGTCCTTGTCCGAGGTCCTGGCGGCATTCCTGCGGGGCACCAAAAAATACGGCGGCGCGGACTGGAAGCAGAAGGCCAAGGACTTCAAGAACGGCTACGAGGCCGAGCCGTGGGAAGACGTCCTGGTCCAGCGTGACGAGGACAAAGTGTGGGCCATGTGCGACGACCGTCCGCGCATGGTTGTGCCCGGTTCGGTTGACGGGGTGCCGCGCGTGGCCGGGCTGGTGGCTGGGGTGGACACCCAGGACAAGAGCCTGCCCTACGCCATCGTGGCCTTCGGGTTCGGCGCTGCCGAGGAGTCGTGGAGGGTGCGCGTCGGTCTCGGCCTGACCATCGAGAACATGGAGGAGATCCTTTGGGGGCAGACGTATCTGGATAGCGACGGCAATGAATACCGGATTGAGCTGACCTTTTGGGACGCCATGGGGCACAGGACCAAGGAAATTTATCAGCTGGCGGCCAAGCATCGCGGGAAGATGCTCCCCATCCGAGGAAGGGATACGCTCAACGCGCCGCTGACGTTTTCCAACATCGAGTATTTCCCCAACACCAAGGTGAAGATCCCGGGCGGCATCACGCTGGTCAATATCGACAACAAGTTCTTCAAGGATGACCTGTCCACGGCCATGTCGGTGGAGCCGGGTGATCCGTGCGGTTTCCATCTCTACAACAAGGAGGAGATGCCGCACGACTATGCCGCGCAGATGTGCGCCGAGTATTTCGACGACGAGCGCCAGGTGTGGGTACAGCCATCGGGCAAGAAGGTGGACTACTGGGACTGCGAGAACTACGCGCGCGCGGCCTGGTATCACCTGGGCGGGGTCAACCGGAAGCCTCCCAAGGCGAAGCGGAAGAAACTGGCAGTAGTGAAGGAACGCCCTGTAACACAATCGGATATCCTGGGCGGATGGCGTCCTGGGTGGTTCGGCAAATAGGGAGACAGCATGGAAGAAAAGAAAGATATGGGCCCGGCTTTGAATTGGCAACAGGCGATCCGGCTTCTGGGTTGTTCGAAATCAATGTTCTACCGACTGGTGGATGAGGGAGCTTTCCCCAACGCGTTCATGCTGGGGACCCGTGGCATCAGGGTGCCGCAGGCTGACGTGGACGACTACCGCGCGCGGATGCGGGTGGCTTGAGGTTGTTCTTGCCCTGGTCTTGGGATACAGACGCATTGATAGTCGACACAACAACCTATGGAGTTCCTTATGCTGTTATTCCCGCCGCCTGTTGAGATAGCCGATGGCGCCGGTTTCGAGGGGACCGACCTCTTCAACCGCAAACCGTTCGGCGAGAGTCTCGCGCGTCTGGTTTCGAACGCTGACGATGCCCTCGTAGTTGGGCTGGAAGCCCCGTGGGGCGAGGGCAAGACAACGTTCATTAAGCAGTGGCGTGGGCTGTTGGAGAGTGCGGAGTACGGAATTGATTCCATCTTTTTCGATGCCTTTGCCAACGACTATCAGGGAGACCCGATGGCCGCGTTGACGGATGAACTCTATGCCTTCATAGACGACAAGTCCGAACAAGCCGAAAAGGACGACTACTGGGTCTCTCAAAAGCAAGGATTTAAGGATGCCGTCGGCAAATTGGTGGCCGGAGGGGCCAAGACCGTGGGAAAAATCTTTGGGGCCGCCTGCGGAGCGGCCGGAGCCGCCGCAGGCGGCGGTCCGGAAGTCGATGCGGCGACTGCAGGCGGAGCGGCGGCTGGCGAGGCGGCTGGCGAGGCGGCGGAGAAGTATTTCCGGGACCGGTTCGAGCGCAAGGCCGGGCGCGAGGGATTCCAGGACACCCTGAAAGAGATCGGTTCCGGCCTGAAGGAAGCCACGGGGAAGCCGCTGGTCTTCATCATCGACGAGCTCGATCGCTGTCGTCCTGACTTCGCCCTGGATCTGCTGGAGAGCGTGAAGCACGTTTTTTCCGTGCCGGGTATCGTCTTCGTGCTTGTCTACAACGCCGATCAGATACAGGAGCATATCAAGTGTCGTTACGGCAGGGATGTTCGCGCCGACATCTACCTGAACAAGTTCATCAGTGTGGTGGCTGCCCTGCCGAAAAGCGTGAATATCAGGCAACCGCACAACGACGATAACTGCAAGTACATCCAACAGATAACTAAAGCGATGGGAATGGAGTTCAACGCAGTCGAGACTCTGGGCCAGTACGCCCGACGGAAGGAACTATCGTTGCGGGAAATGGAAAAAGTAATGACCCTGATAGCCGTTTCCAAGGCCGCAATGCCTGATGCCTACAGCGATTGGGGAGACCTGCATCTTGGTGTTTGTCTCTGTCGGCTTTACAATCCGAGCCTTTTCCGGAAACTGAATAACAGGGAACACTGTTGGGCGGAGTTTGAGAAGTATTTCGATTTTCAGAATTTGAGCCAAGAAGAACAGGAGAGCAATCAAGTGCGGCTCTTCGTGAACATGTGGTCTGCGTTTCTGAACCCCAATCCAGAGGGAGAGGCCTTGGAGATGAAGGAGAAATGGATTCGAGATAATCGCCCCGTTCACATATGCTGTAGGTCTTTGACGACATTCTATCGTCCGCAAGGTTGATTCAACACCAACCTGTGTTTATTCTAGAAAACACACATTTCCGTCCACACTGTCCATACTGTCCATAGCGTCCACGACATTGATCCGGCCCTCGGATTAATGTCGTGGCATGTCTATATGGAACAGCAGAGAGGAGATCGTCGAGCAGATCGAGGCCAACAAGGCGGCGCTCAAACTGGCTCTTTCTCCCAACAACACCGTTGACGGCGACAGCGTCGAATACAAGGACCCGGAAAAAATCCGGGCGAACCTTCAGTATTTGAAGCGTGAGCTGGACACCTGGGACGGCAAGTCCGGCCCGGTGGCGGTTCAGGGGAGGGTCGTGCGATGACCCGTTTCCCGTCTGCCCGTTCCCAGGCCGCCGCCCGCAGTCGTGCCGTCAAGGCGCGCGGCCTTGGCCGGGTCCGCTCCACGGCCGGGACGTTCCGCGGCACGATGTCCAACTGGCATTCGCCGCGCACCACCCAGGATGGCGAGGCCCGCGAGCGTGAAGTCATCGCCCGCCGCGCCGAAGATCTCGTCGACAACAATCCGAACGCCGCGTCCGTCATCGATTCCATGACGGTCAACGTGGTCGGGCCTGGCCTCAAGCCGCAGTCGCGGGTTGACCGCAAGGCCCTTGGATTGACCGAGGATCAGGCAAACGAGCTTCAGGAGAGCATGGAGCGCGCCTGGAAGATCTGGAACCTTGAGGCCCACTCCAGAGGGCTGGCCACCTTCAATGATCTGCAATTTCTCGCCCTGCACTCGGTACTGACCAAGGGCGAATATCTCTTTTTGCCCCGGATGCTCGACGACAACCTGTATCCGGAGCGCACGTTCTCATACGCCCTGCAGGACATCCACCCGTCGCGGATGTCCACCCCGTTCGACTTCTTCGACAGGGAACACATCATCGACGGCGTGGAGGTCAACGAAGACGGCCGCCCGATCGCCTACTGGGTGAGCAACCCCAGTCGGTTCGACGGCGGCGAGCTGCGTTCCAGCGCCAGCTACTCTCGGATTCCGGCCAGGAAAGGGCACCGCCCCGGCATGCTGCACGGTTTCCGTCTGACCCGCGAGGAGCAGTACCGGGGCCGCAGCGTCCTGTCCCCGGCCATGAAGCTCTACCGGCACCTGGACGACTCGGTCGACTACAGTCTCATCGGCCAGATCATGGCCGCGTCCATCCCGGTGTTCATCGCCTCGCAGGATCCCAATGCCGCCGCGGCTGCAGGGTCCTACGCGACGCCCGAGCCCTACGACGACGACGGCAACCCCAACCCGACCTACCACAAGAACTACGCTCCGGGCACCATCCTGTACGGTTCGCCGAACGAAAAGCCGTACATCCTGGAATCGAACCACCCGGGCAACAATTTCGAAGCATTCGCCCGGCTGATCATGCGCGCCATGGCGGCGGCCACGGGCATGCCCTACGAGGTCCTGGCCAAGGACTTTTCGCAGACGAACTACTCCAGCGCCCGGGCAGCCCTGCTCGAAGCGTGGCGGGTCTACATGATCTACCGCTCCTGGGCCGGTGCCCACTTCTGCCAGGTCAACTGGGCCATGGTCCAGGAAGAGGCGTTCCTGCGCGGCCTGTGGACCATCCCGGCCGGAGCTCCCGATTTTTACGACGCCCAGCACGCCTACCTCGGCACTCGCTGGATCGGACCCGCCCGAGGCTACATCGATCCCGTCAAGGAGATCGTGGCCTCCATCAAGGGCATGGAAGCCAACATCCTGACCCACGCCGACGTGGTGGCCGAGCAGGGCGGCGACGGCCAGGAAGTGGCCGAGATCCGCGCGGCCGAGCGCAGGCGGGACCTGGAACTCGGACTCGCTGAGGAGGAGGAAGCGGCATGAACGACTGGATATCCCTCCTGAACAAGCCATGGTTCATCTCGGACGCCGGGATGGAAACCCTGGTCCGCTTTGTGAACGGTGCCAAGCATGGCCCGGACGGCGGTTCCCAGCTGTTCGGCATGGAGTGGGACGCTCCGCAGGCGACCGCTCCGCGCCACGACCACGGCAACATCGCCGTGATCGACGTGTTCGGTCCCCTGGTCAAGCGGCCCGTTTCCGCCCCGCGCGGGTTCGAGGTCGCTTCCTACGAGGCGGTCCGAGCCACCTTGGAGGAAGCCCTCGACGATTCCTCGGTGGACGCCGTGATCCTGGACATCGATTCCCCCGGCGGAACGGTGGACGGGTGCCGCGAGCTGGCCGAGTTCATCTACTCTGTCCGTGGCGTCAAGCCCGTCACTGCCCTGGCCAACGGCGGCATGACCAGTGCGGCCCAGTACATCGGATCGGCAGCCGACCGAGTGTTCGCCGCCAGTCCCATGACCCTGGTGGGTTCCATCGGCGTCATCCAGCTGCATCTGGATTTTTCCAAGCTTAACGAGCAGTGGGGCATCAACCCGACCTGGCTCCACGCCGGAAGCCGCAAGGCGGCAGGAAATCCCGACGAGCCCCTTTCCAAGGACGACAGGGCCTACTTCCAGGAGCGCCTGGACCAGGCCTACGACACTTTCACCTCCGACGTGGCCCGATATCTCGGGCTGGACCTGGGAGAGGTCGCCGCATGGGCGGATGGCCAGTTCTTCCGTGCGCCCGTCGGTCAGGAGCTGGGGCTGGTGCATGGCATCAAGACCCGGCAGGAACTCATAGCATCCCTAAAGGAGGACGCCATGACCAAAACGGCAGCACAGCTCCGCAATGACCATCCCGAGGCTGTGCAGGAAATCGTGAGCTCGACCGAACAGGCCGCGCTCGCAAAAGCGGACAAGGACAAGGCCATCGCAGTGACCGAGGCCGCCACCAAGGCCATGGACGACGCCCTGGCCATGGTCGGCGTGGTCCTTGGCGAGGAAGCCAAGGCCAAGCTGGAACCCGTGCTCAAGGCGGATTCCGGGATTGCCCAGGCCACGGCCATCGCCAAGGCGATGACCCCCGTCAAGGACATCCAGGACAACGGCGGCAAGGACGCCGATGCCGCCGCGAACGCCGGAGACAAGGCTTCGCGCCAGGCCATTCTGGACGGCCTCAAGGGCGCCGATCAGAAGAACGTTGCCCCGGGCGGTCAGCCCGCACCCACGAAAGAAGAGCAGCGCGCGGCCGCCATCGAGCGGATGAGCAAGCTCTAGGAGGAATGAATCATGACTCAGAATTACAGCGCCAGTGAAACTCTGTCGCAGAACAATTTCATGGGCGGCCATCCGCCGCTGACCAAGCCCGTCACCCTGGCTTCCAGCGGAACCGAGCGCGAGCTTGTGGCCGGCACCGTCCTGGGCAAGGCGACCGCCTCCGGCAAGCACGACCAGTGCATCGTGGCCAATGCGGACGGCACCGAAACCGCCGACCTCATCCTGGCCGAGACCGTCACGGTTCCGGCCGCCGGCGACGAGCAGTCCGTGGCCTACCGGCACGGCGAGTTCCGCGAGAGCGGCCTGACCTACGACCCGGCCGCCACCGCCGCCGAGATCGTGGCCATCAACGATACCCTGGAAGCCAAGGGCATCTACGTCAAGTAAGGAGAATTCACCATGATCCAGTTTGAACGCCAGACCCTGACCGGGGTCATCAACAAACGCCCGCACAAGCCGGGCCTGTTCAAGGAGCTGTTCTTCAAGAAGGACCGCGAAACCCTCGACACCACCACCGCCGAAATCCACACCGTGATCGGCGGCAAAAAGCTGATCCCCTTCGTCACCGACATCGAGGGCGGCACCCTGGTGGACGGGACCACCCGCGAGGCGCAGACCGTCAAGACGCCGCGCCTGCGTCCCAAACAGGTGTTCAGCGCCGCCAAGCTGCTGGAAACCGTCAAGCCTGGCGAACCCTGCCAGGTCAAGGCTGGCGTGACCGACGACCGTGTCGAGGCCGCCATCGCGCGCGACTTGCAGGAAGTCAAAGACCGCTGCGAGATCACCACCGAGTACATGGCTGCCAGCGCCCTGTGCGGGGGCAAGATCCAGGCGAGCCAGGACAACATCGCCTTCGAGATCGATTTCCGCATGCCGGCAACCCACATCATCGTGCTCGGCGGCGGGGCCCAGTGGGGCGACGCCGGCGTCTCCATCCTGGAAGGGATGCAGACCTGGGCCGACCTGGTCCTTGATTCCTGCGGCCTGACCGTGGACGCCATGGTCTGCGGCATCAACGCCCACAAGCTGTTCCGCGCTGACGCGGAAGTGAAGGCCGAGCTGGACAACCGCCGCATCGACCTGGGTCTCTACTCGCCCATGGTCGGCAAGGCCTACCAGGGCCACGTCCAGGGCGTGGACATCTTCCGTTACGGCGGGACCTATCAGGACGAGGCCGGCAACCTGGTCAAGATGATGGACCCGAACTATGTCCTCCTGGGCTGTACCTACGCCGAGAATGGCATCGTGCATGGTCGTCCCACCGACCTCGAATGCGACGGCCCCACGGAATACTTCACCAAGTCCAAGATCGTCGAGGATCCCTCGCAGATCGAGTTCATCAACGAGACTCGTCCCCTGCCCTGGAACAAGCAGCCCGACGCCTTCGTTTACGTCAAGGTAACCGGTTAGGAGGGATATCATGGCAGCTAAAACCAAGAAAATCCTCCTGGCCGTCTCCTACGTGGACAAGCAGGGCAAGCCGCATTCTCCCGGTTCGACTGTCCCCGTGCCTGCCGACGAGGCCGACAAGATGATTGAGGCGGGCCATGCAATGGACCCGAGCAAGATCATCGATGTCGAGACCCTGGAAAGCGAGGCGGTCAAAACCGCCCAGGCCAAGGTCAAGGAACTCCAGGCCGGACTCAAGGAAGCCAAAGAGTCCGCCGTGGAATTCACCAAACGCGCCGAGGCAGCTGAAAACGGCATTCAGTCCCTGACCGAAGCCGTTCTCGAACTGGACCCCGATGCCCCGAGCCTCAAGGACTCATTGATCGAGATCCAGGGCCAGCTCAAGGCGGCTACTCAAAACGGATAATTCTCGCACAACCTCCCCCGCAAGGGCGGTCCGGCTTCACCGTTACCGGCCGGGCCGCCTGGGGAGGAGGCGACAGGAAACAGCGCATGAACCCCATCAACTGGATATGCACCATGCTGGATCAGGCTACTTTCAAATCGTGCGGCGCGGCAGCTCTCGGCCTCTTCGGCTGGATGCTCGGCGGGATTGATCTGCCGTTCAAGGCGCTGATGCTGCTGTTTGCCGCAGACTACGCCCTCGGCTTCACGCTGGCATTGCGTGGACGTTGTCTCAGCCTGACCAAGATCAAAGGCGGAGTGTACAAATTCATCCTCTACGCCGTGGCCGTCATGGTCGCCAACTTTCTCGATCTGGCCTCGGGCGGGGCCATTCCGTGGCTGGACCATCCGGCGCGTGATTTCATGATCTGTTATCTGGCTGTCTGCGAATTCCTGTCCGTGTCGGTCCACCTGGCCGCCCTGGGTGTGCGCATGCCCGTCTGGCTGCTCTCGCGTGTCCAGCGGTTCCGCGACATCGCCGAGAAGGGCGAATGCAAGGAGGTCATCCGATGATCGTGCGCGCCGAACTCATCCGCGACGTCATGGACGACCGCGTGTCCCTGGGCAAGCTCTTTCTCTACGACGAGGCCGGCAGGGTCGTTCAGCGCCACGAGACGCTGGAGAACCCCTGGCTCGACAACGCACAGACCGTCTCCTGCATCCCGGCAGGAGAGTACGTCTGCCGCCGGGTGATCTCGCCCAGGTACGGCGAGACGTTCGAGATCACCCTTGTTCCCGGCCGCACCCACATCCTTTTCCACTGGGGGAACTACCCCAGCAACACCGAGGGCTGCGTTCTGCTCGGCACGAGCCGGGCGGCCGATGTCCCGGCCGTGTGGTCCAGCAAGGCCGCGCACGCCGAGTTCATGCAGGCAACCAGGGACGTGGACGAATTTGTTCTCTCTATCCACGAGGAGGCGGCATAATGCCTATCCCGGCCATCATCGGCGGGCTGCTTTCATTGGCTCCGACCATCGTCGACTGTTTCACCGGGGACGACAGCAAGGACGATTCGTTGGTGAACAAGGTCCTCGATGTCGCCCAGGAACTGACTGGCACCCGTGATCCGAAGTCCGCCGAGGAGATCATCAAGCAGGATCCTCAGCTGCTCGTTACCTTCGAGACCCGCTGCAAGGAGATCGAACTGGAGTTCTTCCGTGAGGAGACCAAGCGGCTTGAAGCGGTCAACAGCACCATGCAGACCGAGGCCGAGTCGAAGGACCCGTGGACTCGGCGCTGGCGACCGTTCTGGGGTTTTGCCTCGGCGCTGAGCTGGAGCGCACTGGTGTGCGCCATCGCCTACGATATCGCGTTCGGCGACGGCAAGGTGATGAAGGAAGTCTCCAACATTCCTGACACCGTCTTCCTGATCCCGCTGACCATCCTTGGCGTGGCGTCCTGGCATCGCGGAAAGAAGCAGCGCATCGAGGCCGGAGAGACCGGTGGCCCCATGGCCAAGCTCTATGACAAGTATTTCGGAGGCTCCAGGTGACCGTCCCCTTCGCCGACCTCTATTCCGATAATTATGAGCAGCACGGTTTGGACGCGACCTACACCGCGCCGGGCGGCGCTGCCGCCGTGCCGTGCAAGGTCAAGGTCCAGTACGGCGGACAGATCGGCGTTGAGCACGGCGATCAGGAGGAGGCCGTCATCAAGGTGCTGTGGTCGGCTTTCCCTCAGCAGCCCTCCGGCGTCTTCACCCTCATCGATACGGGCGAGGAGTGGAAGATTTCCAAGGCCTGCGGCGTCGTCGACGGGCACAAGGAGGGGCTCCAACGCGCTCTGCTGTGCGTCCGCAACCGTCGCTTTGCGGTGAAGAGGTAGGCATGGCTACTCAGCGATTCGAGATCACAGGCGTGAAGCCATACATGGATGCGATCAAGAAGATCCAGAACGGGCAGTCCAAGGTGGTGAGCCGGGCGTTGAACAAGACGGCCGCCAACGCACGTAGCCAGGCCGTCGTTCTTCTCCGGAAACATCTGAATCTCAAGGCCAAGGACATCCGGCCCGGGCTCACGGTCAAACGGGCCACGTGGAGCAATCTCGTCGCTGTCCTCATAGGCGCTGGAAAGCGCGGCGTTCCGCTGATCAAGTATGCTCCCCGTCCGTCCCGTCCTGAAATACGCAAGCCGTCCCAGGGTGTTTCCGTCCAGATTTCCAAATTCGGTCCGAGGAAAACCCGCAAAGGGTCGTTCGTGGCCAGGATGAAGTCCGGCCATGTGGGCGTGTTCTGGAGGGCCAAGAAGGGCGCCCCCCGTCTTCCGATCAAGGAACTGTTCGGGGTTGGTCCGATCCAGCTTCTCCAACGGGGGGTCGTTCAGCGACGCTTGCGGAAGTTCATCAGCGAGCGGCTGCCGGTCAACCTCGACCACGAGATCGACTACCTCATCAAGTCCAACCTGAACAAGATCAAGAGGCTGAAAGGATGAGCAAGGATTTCACCGCCGCCCGACACGCCGTGTGCAAGGCGATCCTGAACGATCCCGACATCCAGGCGTTCATGGCAACGAATTTCAGCGGCAAGAGCCTGAAGGCCTTCCGCGAGACGCCGCCCGGGTTCGTCCCTGGCGAGGACGACCTGCCCTGTGTCGGGTTCGGCGTATCTACCCATAATCGAAGCGACAAGGATCTGAACGTGATGGAGCACGTCGCGCCGCTGGGGATCTATCTCTCCCGGCTCGACGCCGTGCAGGCGGCCGATGGTGACGGCGTGATCTGCGTCGATGCCGTGACGCTGCTGGACGAACTGGGCGGCCTGATCGAGCCGGTGGCGTCCAGGGCGCTGCTCGATGGAGGGTGGCCCTTCGATCAGGACCCGTATTTTCCCGATGATGTCGATTGGACGCAATTTTTCATGAGCTTCCGCCTGTTCCGGGTGCGGGAGCAAAGCATCCTGTAGGAGGAAACCATGACCAAGCTGACCAGACGCCAGGTGCTCCTGGACAAGATCGAGACCGTTGTCGGCACTGCTGAGACCGTTGACCCCGCAGTGAATGCGGTCCTTTCGCTCAACGGCAACGAGATCAACCCCGACGGCGAGAAGGTCGCCGACGACAGGCTTTCGGACACGCTGTCCAAGCAGCCTCATGCCTACGGCAAATTCGTGTCCGGCATGACCCGCCAGCATGAGCTGCGCGGCGGCGGCATCACCGGCAGCGTCGTGGCCGAGCCC